CTTAGGGCGTTTACAGAGGAGTTTTCTGGCAACTGCAGATTCATATTCACCTGCAACTTCAAAAATAAAATTATCGAACCCCTCCACTCCAGATGCGCCTGTATTGACTTTTCAACCAATTCCAAAAGTAAACCCCAGCTTGCCGCCCAGTTCTTCAAAAGACTCCAAGAAATCTTGGATACAGAGGCTGTTGAATTTGATAACAAGGTCCTGGTAGAACTCATTAACAAACACTTCCCCGATTGGCGACGTGTACTTAATGAGTGCCAACGATACTCTGCTGGAGGAAAGATTGACTCTGGTATTCTTGCAACCTTTAGCGATGTAAAAGTAAATGACCTGGTTAAAAAACTTAAGGAGAAAGACTTTCCTGAAGTACGTAAGTGGATCGTTAATAATCTGGACAATGATTATAATCTACTTCTCCGTCGCATTTATGATGCTTGCTACGAAACCCTTGTCCCTAATTCTATTCCTTCTGCTGTCTTGGTGCTTGCTAAGTATCAGTATCAAGGGGCCTTCGTAGCAGACCAAGAAATCAATATGCTTGCCTGCCTTACTGAACTTATGGTGGAGTGTGAGTTCAAATGACTGAAGAACAACTAGAGCACGAACGGTGTGTGGATGATGACTATAATGTAATCAACCATTACTACCGCGCTAAATATTGGCATCCCGATATTCCATTCTTCCTTCAAGATGAAAAAGGGGACACCTATGAATTCGGCTGGAGTCTGATTTACCAGTACATTGAGAAATTGACTAATGACTAAACCAACCCCCAGACAAAAGAAATCCAGAACTTATTACTACTTCTGGAGTTTTATGGCACTTACAGTATTCTTTGGACAACTATATGTTGGATATGGATACCGTCTCATGCATGGAAGTATGTTAGACTTGATGGACAAGGTTGATGGAGTTCTTCTCCATGTTGAAGAACCAAACAGAAATTTCCTTTGATTATGAACGTTAAAGTTATTCGTATGTGGTCTGGCGAAGATGTTGTCGCTGACCTTGTAAATGAAGGTGATGAAACTATCACCGTATGTAATCCTATTGTTGCTGTTCCGACTAGAGATGGTCAGATGGGATTTGCACCATGGGCTCCTCTTATTTCTGGAAAGAATGTAGATCTTGATATTGCCCGAAAGTATATTGTCTATATTTCAGATACTCAAGATGAGATTG